ATCAGGATATGGAGTATTTGATGTTGGAATGATTCTAAATTATCAATTAGGACCTATAGATAAAGTATGGAAAGTAGCAGATAATGAACCTGTAGGTAATACTAATGGTGGAGCTGATTTTGATATTTTATTTGGTGAAGAATATGGTGCTAACGTTTCATCATCAGTAACAATTTATACAGGTATAGGTAATGATGAAGGTAATCCTGCAGTTTCAGGTAGTGAATATTTGTTTGGTATAGATGGTTTAGTTGATCCTAATAATAAACAAAATTGGAATTGGCCTTCACAATCTAAGTACGATGAAGAATTAACAGATGATATTGCATTTACTCATCAAAATGCTTTAACTAATTTTAATACAGGAAGTGTTAGATTAGGTGATTATGGAACATTATCATTTATACAAGGTAATGCAGATGGAGGATTTCCAAAACCACTTAATGCACAAGATGTTTATGCAATGCATGTTGAACAATACGATGTAAATAATACTAAAGTAAGTGAATCATATTCTTGGAATTTTAATTATCCATCTCGTACAGTATTTAATCCAAATGGTTCATCTGAATCATGGAGTAATGCTTATTTAGGTCAATCACAATCAACACGTTTAATTCATTGGGGAGTCGGGCCAGAAAATTTAAGTGACGGCAGTATACCATTAACTTCTAGTTGTGCGTATTATACAGTAACTTTCATGGCTCAAGCGACTGATAGTTATGAAAACGTTGATGGTGTTTGGGGTGTTTATAGATACGATGTTGTAGACAAAAATTGTGGATATGATGGAGTTAGATTTGCATGGAAAAATGAATATGGTGTTTGGGATTACTTTAATTTCGGTTTAGCTGAATCAACAACATCTGATATAACAAGACACGAATACACACAAACATTCTTACCATTTAGTAATAATGGTACTACAGTTCCTTACAATACAGAAAGACGAGGTAAAACAAATTATATTAACCTAATAAATAGAAGACGTACTGCAGAGTCAGATTATTTAACACAGTCAGAAGCTGATAATTTAAATGAAATGTTCTATTCAGCTGACGTGTATGTACAAGATGGTACTGATTTCTATCCAATAAAAATTACGAACGCTAGTATAACGGAGAAAGTAAATCCACGTTCACAAAAATTATTTACATTACGTGTAGAATACCAATACGCTAATGATATGAGAAATCGTCTTTAATTTAAACTAGGAAAAGCAAAAGAGAGTTGATAACTTCTTAAAGAAGAAAATATGATAGTATTAAGAGCTACGAAACCGAATAGAGGTGGTGTTAAAGAAATAATTGATTTAGATATACTAGATCAAGAGGAAATTAAATTAACAATATCTGCTATTGAATCAGGTGCCATTGGAGAAACATTTGGTGTCTCATCTCAAGCATTTACATTACCAGCAACTAATACTAACCAGGATTTCTTTGGTAACATAGATAATTTAAATGTATCAGGTGAACAAGGTTTCATTCAAATGTTTAAATGTCAAGTCCTATATAATGGTGATGAGATATTCACAGGTAACCTATATCTAAATGACATTGTTACAGACCAACATGGTGATACATTATACAGTGTAGTAGTAGTAAATGAAACAGTTGATTTCGCTACTTCAATTAAAAACCTAACAGTACAGGATTTAGATTTCAGTCCATACAATCACGATTATACTTATACTAATATCTCACAGTCGTGGGATAATAACTTATTAGGTGGTGATATCGTTTATCCATTAATTGATTATGGTATTGAAGAATCAGATCCAACAGCAACAGCTGTTTCAGCAGGTGGTAATGGTAGACAATTTGATAACTCAGCATTCCCACTTAAAGTAACAGATTTCGTACCTACAATTAGAGCAAAAGCAGTAATAGATACTATTTTTGATGCTGTAGGTTACACGTATACTTCATCATTTTTAGATACATCTTACTTTGAAAATTTATATATTTGTTCTACTCAGGATGATAAGAAATCAGCTTCATTTATAAATCCAGTAGCTCAAAACTTTCAAGCAATAAAAAGTGTTGTACAAGTAGAAACATCAGCACCATTTGTACCTGTACAAATAACATTTCCTGATGAGCAATTTGATAATAACAATAACTACAATACAGGTACTAGTACATTTACTGCTGGAGCAAACGGTACATACAATTTCTATAGTAAAATAAAATATAGAGAAGAAGCATCAGTTGCATTTACAGCTATTAGACACATGACTATTTTAGTTAAAGTCAATGGTGTACAAGCAAATAGTAAATTCATTAACTTAACCAATTCACCTTCAAATCAACCTCACTCACAATTTATAGGTCCATTTGGTTTAAATTTATCTATTGGTGATCAGGTAACTGTAGAAGTTATTTATGCTACCTTTATTGGTGGTACTAAGCAGATTGAATACATGAGTGGTAATGATGGTTGTAGATTTGAAGCACAAGGACCATCAGCACAAGTTGGAGCTCCAGTTGATATGTCTAAAATATTTGATCCACAAACTAAAGTAGAAGACATATTAAAGGGTTTAATTCAAAAGTTTAATTTAGTAATTGAACCTGTGCGTGATTCACGTAATGTACTGTCTATACAAACGTTCAACGATTGGGTCGACCAAGGTAGTCAAGTTGATTGGACTAATTTAGTAGACAGAGATACTAAGTTTAAAATAGAACACCCACTACAATCACAACCTAAGTCTTTATATTTTAGTGATAAGGAAGATACCGATGTACTAAACCAATATTATAAAGATGAATTTGGAAAAACATATGGTGATTTAGATTATATATCAGATAGTGAATTAGCATCAGGTGATAGAAAAATAGGTCATTATTTTTCACCTACACCTATTAAAGGTATTGATGGTGCACCTGAAATGATTCTACCTGCTTTATGTAAGAAAGAACCTAACCAACAAGCAAAACCATTTAAATATAAACCACGTATATTATATAATAATGGTAAAGTACCTACATCAGTAAACTTAAAAGGTAGAACAGGTAGTACATTTGATGCAGGTAAATATTTCGTAAACGATGGTACAACAACTTATGCATTAGATGAGTATGTTTTATTTCATCACTTAGACCAAATACCAGCAGTTCAAACAACAGCTAAAGATTTACATTTTGGTAACTTAAATCATTGGTCATTCCACCAACCTGAATACAATGCATTCTCTAATAACTCAGCATTTTATGAGTATTGGGCATTCTATATAAATGAATTATATGACGTAGATGCACGTTTATTAACGTGTAATATTAAGTTAGATCCAACGCTCATACCAAGCATTAGACTTAATGATAAAATCTTTATAGACGGTCAATACTACAGAATAAACAAAATTAATGGTGCTAACTTACAACGTGAAGATAGTGTTGAAGTACAATTATTAAAAACAGCACCTCGTAAATTAAAATATCCTAGAAGAAGGGTTTATGATGTTTATGATGGTGATATTTTCGCAGATGTAATAGCTACACCTCCTAAAAACAATGGTACTGTTGAGTATGTTGATTTTGAATCAGGTGCAGTACTTACTGAAGGTGTTTTAATTAATCAAGCAGCAGCTAAAGATGGTTATACAGCATATGGTGATGGAGCTGGTGGTTCAACTATAACATGGAATTATTTTGATCAAACTAAAAATGCAACATTTACATCACAACAAGCATTAGGTACTAACGTAGTAGAACGTTCATCTGAAAAAGTAAACATATCAGGTGACTTTAATGAAGTAAAAGCTAATGCAAATAACGTTACAGTAACTGGTGATGAAAACGTAGTAAGAGAAGGTGTTGTATTTAGTAATGTATTTGGTCAAGAACATGTTATTGATATTGACAACAAACGTATTAATATTTTAGGTGGTACAGGTAATGAAATATCAGGTTCAGGTTTAGAAGATATTGCCATTTTAAATAGTAATAATTCTACTGTTCAAAATTCGGATAGAGCAACTATTATTGGTGGTGTATTAGGAAGTGAAATAATTGATTCAGATGGAGCATTAATGCTTAATCCATGGAATTTATCACTAACAGGAACAACAAATACAGTAACAACATTAGGTGGTAATGATGTAGATATAGATAATGGTAATTATCATACAATAATAAATCCTGTTAATACACATGGAGTTACAACTCTTGATTTAGATGATTATCGTTTTGGAACTACTGTTGCAGGTGGTTTATATCAAGATAAAGATGTATACATGAACAGAGATGGTGTATCAATTCCTTTATCAGCATCACAAACATATTATGCATTTTCAGGAGAACCATTATTTAAGTATTATTATGAAGCAACTTGGGTAGGTACTGATGGAGCAGCAGTTATTGAAATACCTTCTATTTCATCACAAGAACAATACGGTAGATGTATTCTTATTAAAGCAGATTCTACTATATCATCAACTAAAACAGTAACAATTACAGTAGTTGGAAATGTAGATAGTATAGATGGTAAATCAGGTGTTACTTTAAGTTCACCATATTCTTGGGTAGAATTAAGAGCAGGAGGAGAAAACGGTAATACTGAATGGAGAGTAATTAATTCATCAGATGGAAGTGGTGGTGGAATTAGTGGTGCAGGTGCTTACGGTTCATTTTATGAAACAAGTGCACAACCATTACTTGCTGTTGATACATCACAATCAGTTGATTTAACACAAACATTTACTGCTAATGATATTAGTTTAAATAGTAATGCTATTCAAATTGCTAATCAAGGTGTATATCAATTTACTTATACAGCAATGGTTGAGAATGCTGATAATGCACCTCATTATGCTAATTTCTGGATTAAATATAATGGTGTTGATTTTCCTAATTCAAATACTAGAATATTAGTACCTGAACGTAAAAATTCAACTGAATTCTCTGCTATACCGGTTACGTATGCTTTAATAGGTGAAGCGTTAAATAACGGTGATGAAATTGAATTATATTGGGAGGGTGATAGTACATTATTATCATTAATGGCTACAACTGCTAGTGAAGCAGGCCAACCAGATACACCTTCAGTACTTGCAAATATACATGCTGTACAAGGTGGTGGTCCAACAATTATAAATAACTATACTTCATCTACAGAATCTCCATCATATAATGCTAGTACAGGAGTATTAGATTTAGATGGTGTAAAAACAATAGGTGGTCAGGATTATTATTTAGTACCAGTTACATCAATTACAGGTTCACAAAATTTAGAAACCATTGGACATAGTGCATTTGTAAAAAATGAAATTACAGGAGCAATAAGTATACCATCAGTAACTTATATTGGTGATAATGCATTCCAAGCTAGTCAAGGTTTAACAAGTGTTTCATTTGCTAATTCATTAACAACAGGTGGATATGCAAATACTACTACTTTACAATCAGCATCATTTGCATCAGCAGAAGATTGTTATATTAGTACATTTGGTAATTGTAATAGTTTAGTATATGTCAATGTGCCATCTTTAGTAGCTCCAAATGGATTAGGAGGTAGTCCAGCAAGAAATTTTGTATTTTCCAATGTAGCAGATAGTGGATCAATAAACATACCATTAGCTTTCGCTACTAACAATTCAGGTAATCCAGATGCTGATTTACAGTATCTATCAGGAAAAGGTTGGACTATAAATTACGTTTAAAAAACATATATTCTAAAAAACAATATTTATCAATATGAGCAGGACTATAGAATTTCAAATTGACGTAGATACTAATTTAAAATCGATTGAGGATTTAAATAAGGAAATCGCTAAACTCGAACAGGAGTTTGAAAGCGTTTCTATTGGTTCTGATAGGTTCGAACAATTAGGTAATCAAATTAAAGCAGCAAAAGGTCAATTAAAAGATATTGACTTACAATTTGAAGCATTAGATAAAGAACAACGTGCAGCAGCATTAGTAGATACATTCTCTGGTTTAGCAGGAGCTGTAGGTGCTGTATCAGGAGCATTTATTGCATTTGGTGCTGAATCCGAAGCAATTGAAAATGCAGAAAAGAAATTATTAGGTATTATTGCTGTAGTACAAGGTATTAGAGAAGTAAGTGATGGTTATATTGCAAGTATTAAATTATTTGGTCCAGCACTTAAAAACTTTGGTAAAGCAACAGTTGCAGCATTTAAATCAGGTAGTAAAGCAGCACAAGCATTTAAAATATCATTAGCAACAATAGGTATTGGAGCATTAATTTTAGCAATTGATTTATTGATTGAGAATTTTGATGCAATAAAAGAATCATTAGGATTTGCTGAGGATCAACAGAAAAAATATAACGATGCTTTAATAGAAGCAGAAGCAAGTGTTCAAGGACAAATATTTGAATTAAGTTATTACAATGATATTGTACAAGATGTTACTAAATCAGATACAGAAAGATTAGCAGCATTAAATGCATTAAACAAAGCAGGTGTAACAACAGAAGATGTTAACCTTAATAATGCAGAATCACTTGATGAATTAAATGATAGAGTTGAACGTAATATTGAATTAATTGTTGCTCAAACAAAAGCAGAAGCAGCAAGACAATTATTAGGTGATGCTTTAAAGCAACAACTTGAAGCAGAAAGTTCATCTTTAGATGATAATATTAGTTTTTGGGAACAAGCAGGTAATGCTATCCTATCAGCAGGTAATGGTTATGTAGCCACTTATAGAAATATAGAGACTGCTGCTAAAAATAGAGCTAAAGCAGAAAAAGATGCAAATGAAGAAGTAGCACGTGCTACTGCAGTATATGAGGAACAATTAGATGCTTTACTTCCTCTGCAACAAAAGGATAAAGAATTAAAGAAAAAAGTAACTGATGAATTAAAACGTCAAGGTAAAGTAACACAGGAAACAATTAAGGCGATTGATGAATTAGCTAAAAAATATGAGCGCGCAGCAGCAGTAGCAGCACAAACCCAACAAGAATTAGAATTAGTACGTTTAGAAGGTTTTGATAGAGAAAAACAACAAATAGAAAATCAATATGCTGAACGTTTACAATTACTAACAGAAGCATATGGTGCAGAATCTGAAGAAGTAAAAGCATTATTAGAATTACAAGCTGCTGAAATACAAGTAGTTAGAGATAAGTATGATCAAGAAGCATTAGATAAGAAAAAAGAATACGATCAACAATACTTAGAATTACAGAATGAAGTAGGTAATGCTTTAGCAATTACTGTTGAACAACAACAACAGAAAGAAAAAGATGATTTAAATGCTTATTATGCTGGTCTAATTGAACAAGCAGAAAAATTTGGTTTAGATACTGTTGAATTAAAGAAAGCACAAGGTGATGCTGTTGCAATGCTTGATAAGCAACAAAAAGATGAGCAAAAAGAACGTGATAATGAAGAAGTAGCAAATAAAAAAGATCAACAAGAAGCATTACGTGATTTAGCTATTAATTCAGGTCTACAACTTATAGGTACATTAAGTACATTAAATCAAATATACGATAAAGACAACGAGGAAGCAGCTAAGAAATCATTTGAAAGACAAAAAGCATTAAGTATAGTTGAAACATTGATATCAACATATTCTACTGCTCAGAAAGCTTATGCTTCACAATTCGTACCATTACCAGATCCATCATCACCAGTTAGAGGTGCTATTGCAGCAGGTTTAGCAGTTGCAGGTGGTTTAGCTAAAATAGCAGTAATTAAAAATCAAAAATTCAATTCACCATCTAGTGCATCAACACCATCAGCAGGTGGAGGTGGAGGAGGAGGTAGTATTCCTTCAACACAAACTTATAGTGATGGAATATTTGGTGCACCAACAGCTCCACCAACACCAATATTTAATGCAGGAGATTCTAGTGCTGAAACTATGAGAGCATATGTAGTGGCAGGTGATGTTAGTAATGGCTTAGAAGCGGATAGAAAAATTACACAACGTAGAACATTATAATTATGAGAATAGTAAAATTAGATATAGACGAAGAAAATATCTTTGCAGGACTAGATGCAGTTGCATTGGTTGAATTACCAGCAATTGAAGAAGATTTTATGTATTTCAGTGAACAAAAAATGGCTGAAACATTTAATGATTATCCTAAAGCAGCAGTTGAAGCAGCTAAGCAAGGTATTAAACGTAATAAAGAAAATAATAATAAATGTGCTACGCAAGTAGGTAAGGTAAGAGCTCAACAATTAGCTAATGGTGAATCATTGTCATTAGATACAATTCGTCGTATGCGTTCTTTCCTTATTAGACAAAAAGATAACTACGAATTACAACGTGATAGAAAGAACTATGATGCTTGTGGTTATATCTCTTATCTCTTATGGGGTGGCGAAGCTGCTTTACCATGGGCAGAGAAAAAACTAAGACAAGCAGGAGAAGAATTTGCTGATTTAGATGATGCATGTCAACCAGGATACGAAGCAATAGGTTTAAAAACCAAAAACGGACGTAAAGTACCTAATTGTGTTCCTAAAAAGAAATTCACTCATGAAGAATTAGAAGGATTAATTATAGAAGATATTGTAAAAAAAGAATTGAATGACGGATGTAACTGTAATGGAGATATGGACTTTAGTTTGGTCAGTGCTATCGATGGTATACCTGTTTATTCAACTATTGAAGAGGCTGAGGCGAAAGCGAAAGAAATAGGATGTGAAGGATATCATGAACACACAACTGCTGAAGGACTTAAAGTGTATATGCCGTGTAGTCACCATGGTAAAGCGTTAGATAGCATACAAGACAATGCTCAACGCGAATTTGACGTAGATGCATCTGGCCTACCGAATTTCACGAATGAATTACCTGAAGAAGTACAAGATGGTATTCTTAATAAGATGGAAGAAGTAGGTGAAACAATGGAAGGTTGGACTGAAATAGATAAAGATGAATTTTTTGCATTTGCAATTAAATCAACAAAAGATAAAGCATCAGTATCTGATTATGGTAAAATAGCAGTTCGTTACAGATATAAAGGCCCTCAAGATTCAAGAAATAGAGATTTTTGTTCTAAAGTATTACGATTAGGATTAGTATTTAGAAAAGAAGACATTAACAATATGTCTATTACTAATGCAAATAAAGAATTTGGTGTTTACGATATTTTCAGATATAAAGGTAGTTACAATTGCAGACATAGATGGCAAGAAGTATTCTACAAACGTGATGAAAAAGTATCGGATCAAAAACGACCAACAGCAATTAGTGATAGAATATTAGATGGTACAACTTATAATTTACCAGTAATTCAGAAAAATGGTGTTGCAGATAGAGAAATATTTGCTGCATACGAAGATTTAGATGAAAAACAAATACTAGTAGGTCCACTAATGAAAGCAAATAAGCTAATCAAACGTGTAGACGAAGACGGAGAGTATTTTGTTTATTTTGATGCAGATACAATTGAGAAATTAGCATATAAATTTATGGAGGAAAAATTGATCGATAGAGTAAACATCGAACATGATTCTTCAGATATGGTAAATGATGCATTCTTAGTTGAATCATGGATTGTTAAAGATCCTAAAAATGATAAATCAGCATTCTATGGTTATGAACCTAAAAAAGGTGATTGGTATGGAATGTATAAAATTAAAGATAAAGCTATCTGGGACGAATATATCAGAACAGGTAAGGTAAAAGGTTTTAGTGTAGAAGGATATTTTAACGATAAAATTATAAGCCATGGGAGAAACACTTAAATTAGTAGGTGAATATGGTATAACATTAGTATTACTGATAGGTAGTCTCTATGTGTTATATCGATTTGCATTTTTTAGTATAAGAGAAGTTAAAGTTGGGTTTGAAAAACGACATGATGAATTAAGAGAAGACATGGATGAAATCAAAAAACAACTAACATTAATAGAAGCATATATTAAAGCAAGAAGTAAGAAATAATGCCGTTACCAGAAAAAAAACCAACAGAAACAAAAGACGAATTCATCAATAGGTGTACTAATGATCCTAAGATGAAAGAAGAATTTCCTAACGGAAAGCAAAGAGCTGCTGTGTGTTATCAGCAGTATCAAAAGTGACACATTCCCAAACTGGGGATATGTATTAATAGAAGAATTCAACCATTTTTAAAAAACAAAATCGAATTATGACTCACGTAGAATTAAAAGAGCTTGTAAAATCTCATTTTTCACTAGTTGAGGCACCTTCTACAGAATCAAACGAAGAATTAACAAATGAAGCTTTCGACGCTCGTACAGACGCAGAAGAAGAAGGTTACAAAGACGGCATGGAAGATGCTATTGAAGATGTTAAAGAAGCAATTGAAGCTGTTGCCAAAGAAGAAATGGCAGAAGAAGATGTTGACGCAGTGGAGGACGAAGCTTTAGAAGCAGAAGAGGAAATTGAAGAAGAAAAAATGGAAGAGGAAAAAGCAGATGAGGAAAAAGTTACTATGGAAGACGTAGTTAAAGCAATCACCGAAGTCGTTTCAGAAGAAATGAAGAAGATGGAGGATAAAATGAAAGCTTTAGAAGCTAAGTACAAAGAAGTATCTATGGAACCAGCTGCAGAAAAAACTGTTCCAGTCCAAGCAGGACAAAAATCAAACGTTGAAAAATTCAACGTATCAAGAGCGGCCAACTCTAAACAAATTGAAATGGCATTAAATTTAATTAAAAATAAAAAATAAAAATTATCATGGCAGGATTAGACGTATCAGCTTTAGCTAATTTTAACAATGAGATCGCGGGCGAACTTATTGTTAAGACAGTGTATGGTGGTAGTACTATGGAGTACATCACTATCCAAGAAGGTGTGAAACATCAAGAGCCGATCAATTTGTTTGAAGTAGATTTAGTATTGCAAAACGGTACTTGTGTTTCTACTCCATCAGGGTCAGCAACGTTCACACAAAGAAACATTACAGTATGTCCACGTACTTCGTTCGATGGCATCTGTTTGAAAGATTTAGACAAGAAATACTTAGGTATCAGCTCATTGGAGCCAGGTTCGTACAACGAAACTTGGGCATTGGCAGGTGCTTATTCAGACTTGTTAGTAAATCAATTCCAAAAATCAAATGACTCATTCTTATGGACTTCAGTTTCTGGATCATCTCCAGCAGGTTGTTCTACAGATGGTCTTAAATTGATCATATCAGGTTCAACTGCAGGTGTTGTAACACCAGCTGCTCAGACTCCACTTACTAGCTCTACAGCGCTAGCACAAATGGATTCTTTGATTGAAGAAATTCCAGCAGACGTAGCGGATAGAGATGACTTAACAATGTTTATGTCAGTAACTAACTTCCGTAAGTATGTTTCAGGTCTTCGTCAGTCAAATTCTTACTACTTCGATCCAAATAGCATCTCAAACAGAGGCGGTATCTTGGAAATGGTTTACCCATTCCAAAACGTTAAAGTTGTAGGTACTACAGGATTGCAAGGTTCAGAAAGAATCGTAGTAGGTCCAGCAAAACAAATTGTTGCAGGTACTGACTCGATGAGCGATTTCAGTGAGTTCCAATTATGGTATGATATCAATTCAGACCAATTGAAACACAGAATTTCAACTAAACTAGGAGTTAACGTAGCATATCCAGAATTTTGGGTAAGTAACGATTTAGCGTAATCAATTAATCAATTAAAAACAGAGAAATATTATGGCATGTGACATTACATCAGGATTTTCGTTAGGTTGTAGAGACAACACTGGCGGTATAAGAAACTTGTTCATCCTCTCTGGTTCAATTGACACAGTTGATACAGCTAGTGAAGGTTTAATCAGTGGGATTACTGGATCCGGTATTTTCTATCAGTTCGAATTATTCCGTCAAACATCAGATTATTCTGAGGCGATTAGTTCAACACCAGAAAACGGAACCGTATTCTATGAGCAAACATTGAATGCTGTTTTCTTCAAACTCCAATCATCTACTCGTAACCAAGTTAGAGTACTTGCATTAAATCCAGATCTTAAGATCGTTGTTGAAACTAACAACGGATCTACAGACGCGGTAGGTAAGTTCTTCTTATTAGGTGAAGATAATGGTATGCAATTACTTAGTGGTACAGGTGCTACAGGTACTGCATTCGGAGATTTGAATGGTTACAACTTAACATTCACAGGACAGGAACCAGTTCCTGCTAGCGAATTGTCAGGTAGTACTACATCATTCGCAGGTATATTAGACGGAATTACAATTTCGTAAGTATAAATCTATCAAAATGGGGTTGCGCTATATGCGTGACCCCTATTTTGGTATACTTCAAACATAAATGATACAATTAAACAAATCGCAAGCGACGAATAGTAATGCAGTTTATCCGGATAATCCGTTAACAGCATCGTATACAGGAGATATAGTAGTTGAATTGACACAATCATATGATCAGTCAGCAACAATTGCTAAAGGTGTTTTAATTAATTCCCCTGGACCAAATGTACCTGCTTTAGTGTTTCAAATTGATGGCGATGAAGTACCTAGTCCATCAGGACAGTATATAGCTAACCTCTATACAGGTAATGTATCAGATATGATTTGGGGCCAAGCAGATGTTGAATGGGATTTAACAAATGCAAAATGGAGCGATCCAAGAGCAGCGCTTACCGATTATTTCTTATCTCAAGAAAGAGCTTACGTAAGTGGCAGTAATGAGGAAGATATTACTCAATATGTATCATCAAACGAAAACGGAACATACACTACATACAATGGATAAGAAATTTAAATTTGAAGCGATTAGCAAATTCAGCAATGAATCGTATGGAAAAAATCGCTTAACAGAATATAAAACCGATCATTTCATTAAGTTTGGTGAATATAATGATTTCCCTCATGAATTAATTAGAATGTTTAATAATTCAGCAATTCATAATACTTGTATTTACGCAGTAACAGATGCAATTGTAGGAGAAGGATTAACATCAAACATGGATGAAGTACTAGCGGTTGCAAACCGTGAAGGAGATTCATGGAATGATTTATTTAAAGGCGTAGCTAAAGACTATAAAGTATTTGGTGGATTCGCTTTAGAAATTATTTGGTCAAAAGACCGTAAAAACATAGCTGAGGTTTACCACATTGATTATTCATACCTCAGAGCAAAAGAAAAAGATTATAGAGGTCGTATTCCAGGATATTACATAAGTGATGAATGGCACGACAAATACAGATACGGTGTAAATACATCATTAGATGATTTACCATTCCTACCAGTTTTCAATCCACAGAAAGCAAATGAGGAATCAAAACAAATTTATGTATTCAATCCTTACAGACCAGGTATGAGATATTACCCATTACCAGATTATGTTGGTGGTTTAAGAGCGATTGAAATCGATATCGAAGCAACTAATTTTCACGTTAATAATCTTAAAAATGGTCTAGCACCTTCACTTGCGATTACAACGTTTACAAATGCAGATGATGATCAAAGATCAGACATTGAAGCTATGCTTCGTTTACAATATGCAGGCACGTCTAATGCGGGTAATTTAGTGTATATGGACGTTGATTCTCCAGAGAATGCACCAATCATAACACCTATTAATACTAACGGAGCAGACGGTTATTATACGACAATAAACGAAATGGTGATGCAACATATTTTAACTGCTCACCGTATTACATCTCCAGAAATATTGGGGATTATGACACCAGGTAAATTAGGTGGTAAAGATGAAGTAGCAAATGCTTACTTATTATTCTTAAACACTGTAATTAAACCATTCCAACAAAACATCTTAGATGTATTTGATTGTCTATTAAGTATAAATTATGAAGACATTACAGTTGGTGTTAAACAACAGAAATTATTTGATGATGGTGAATTACATGATGAAGTAGTTACTGGTACAGATGCAGAAGAAGGAGCAGATACTGAATTAGAAACTGAAATCCAGAAAGCAGATATTGACGCAGGAGGCGTGATAGAAGAAACAACAGATAATCCATTAGACTAATGACAAATACATTTTTAATAAGCGAAGCAAAATTAAGACAATTTACAGATATCAATGATAACGTTGATACTGAATTGTTAAAAAATGCAGTACGAGTAGGTCAAGATATTGAGTTACAACGTGTTATAGGTACTAATTTATATCAATCATTACTAACACAAGTAGATGCTGGTCCAGTTTGGACTACACCTAATTATGAAACGTTAGTAAACGGTTATATACAAGATTTTCTATTGTACGCTGCCTACTACGAAGCATTAGAGGCGATTTATTTAAGACCTCGAAATAATGGTTTATTAACACCTACAGGAGGTGAAAATAGTGTTAATGCAGACAGATCATTATATGATATGAAACGTCAATCCGTAAATAACAAAATGCAGTATTACGGAGAAAGGTTATCAAATTATATTGCTGAGGAGCAAGCATTGTTCCCAGAATTAAATTCAGCAAATAAAATATATGAGCAATGGCCTGATTATGGTATACAATACCGTTCACCAGTTGCTTTTAAATACCAGAATAGAGCAGCACATTATCAACAAGCAAAAGAGGCTGGTTTGAGAATTGCAGATTCTAAGTATAAACAATTTCCTTTCGGATCAGACATCAATAACTTATAATAATGGGAAACAACTTAACAAATCAGTACATTTCAGCCTCATTTCAAGGCTTGGTACAAATCAGTGGTTCAGAAATCACTGACGGAACAGGTAGTTTAATACCTAATTTAGATATAACAGCAAGTAATGCTACAACAGCAGTTAGCTCATCACATGCATTAAATGCAGACAATGCAGTAAGTGCTTCATATGCAGTTGCTTCAGATACAGCAGTATCAGCTAGTCATGCTTTAATTGCAGATAGTGCTTTAGCAGCAGATACAGCAACTAGTGCTTCACATGCATTAGTAAGTGATACATCAATAAGCGCTTCACATGCAGTAGCAGCAGATACAGCAATTTCATCATCACACGCTTTAAACGCAGATACTGCGATTAGTTCTAGTTATGCCGTAACAGCGTCATTTGCACTTAATGTAACGGATCCAACGTTACAAGACGTAACAGATGCGGGTGCTATAACTACAGATGATATTACAACAGGTGATATTTTAGTAAATACTACTACTACTAACCCAAAAGTAAAATTATCAGGTAGTGCAGGTGCTACTAGAACATACGGTGTAACATCTTCATTTTACGAGCCATTAACTTCATCAGATTATACTATTGTAGGTGCAGATCAAGGTAATGGACAAATCATTTTAGATGCTGATGGAGGTACAGATATAAAAAATTCATTAACAGCTTCAGGAATAAGCTATCCAGATACTGATGGTACATCAGGACAAGTAGTAACTACAGATGGTTTAGGTAATTTAACATTTTCAACACCAGCAGGTGGAGGTGCAGCAGCAGGTTTAATTTCAGGTTCAGCTCCTAATTCATTATTATCAGCTAATTATACAACTACAGATGCTATCGCAAATGGTAGTGGTTCAATTGCTATTGGTGATAATGCAAAAGTAAGTGGTATAACATCAGAAAATACAGTTGTAATAGGTAAAGATGCCGATGCAAAAGTAAATTCACCTCGTAACGTAATTATTGGTTACAATGCTAGAATGACTGAGGATAACAGAAATGATTCAGTTATTATAGGTGCAAATGCTAATGGTTATCAAGAAGGTGTAGCTATTGGAGCAGATGCATTTACAATTTACCAAGCAGTAGCAATTGGTAAAAGTGCATTTACAAATGATAATTATGGAATAGCAGTTGGAGCAGGAGCAAGAGCAAATAATACAGCAGGTATAGCAATTGGTTCAGGTTCATTAAGTGATGGAAATAATAGTGTTGCAATAGGGCAAGGAGCTCATGCGACAGCAGAAGGTGATGTAGTAATTAACAATGGAGTTAAAGATGTATTTGAATATGATAAATCAGCAGATACAACTACAATACCAAGTGTATTAGCAATTACAGGAATTACAAATGTTTCAGCTTCGATTGCAGCAGCAGGTGGAGGAGGTGCAGCATTCCCGTTTGTTGGTGATGCAGAAATTACAGGATCATTAGATGTAGAAGG